GGACTTCGTGGGTCTCTATGACTCGTCGGATGCCTCTAACATTGTGATTACTCGGACTGCTGCATAACCCATAAAAGGGCGGGATTATGGAGTTTGATAGTCTAGCTACAGCCACTATCCATGAGGCCGGGGCAGAGGTGAACATCCTCTCCCCGGTCGATGGCTCTCCTACTGACTTCTTCATCACTATTCAGGGCACGGATTCAAAGGAGTGGCGGCGTCAAAAGAAGATGCAGGCGACTCGGATCATTGAAGCCAAAGCCAGCGATTCCCTCGACTCCCTTGATTACGACCTAATGGATGCGGAATCCTTGGCAGCAATCACGCTGGGATGGCGAGGAATTGCGAATAAGGGCAAGGAGTATAAGTTCACCAAAGCTAATGCGATTGAGCTTTACAAGAACGCTCCTAACGTTGTCGAACAACTGCTCAAGTTCATAAGCAAGAACGAAAATTTTATGAAAGGCTAGTCGATCAATTTATAGAATTTGGCCGATGGTGTATGTACATACACGCAAAGCCAGCGAATTCATCGGTTAGCCGTTACGACACGCTGAAGCAGGTAGAGAAGTCTACTGGCAGGACTCCGAAAGAGCTGGAGACTGCCCCATGTTTGACAGGGGAGCATACTGACGCTTGGCAGGCGTATATATCCTTAACGGAGTATACTTACACAGAGATAGACAGCTATGTACGCCTAACGGGTCATCAGCTAGATTGGTGGGAAGTTAAGGCCATAATGGGTCTAGCTAAGTATCGTGGAGTAGAGCCAATATGGTCGAAGTAGCGTCAGTTTCCGTAAGAGTAGAAGAGAAAGGCGCAAAGCAGACCGCCAAGGCTCTGGATAATGTCGCTCAGAGTGGCGAGCGAGCGTCTACTAGTGCGAAGAACCTAAACTCTAACGTAGTCCCCCTCCGTGGCGCATTCCGTTCTGTCCGTGGCTCTGCCTCTCAGTTAGGGATGCAGCTTCAGGACGTTGCGATCCAAGCCCAGATGGGAACAAACAATCTCATCATCTTAGGGCAGCAGGGCTCTCAGATTGCATCCCTCTTTGGCCCCGGCGGTGCGCTATTGGGCGCCTTCATTGCCATCGGCGCAGCTATCGTTAACGTCGCCTCTGGGACAAAGGAAGCCACGGGTACTCTCGAAGAGCGTATCAATGATCTAAAAGAATCGTTCGATAACCTTACTCCTGCACAGCAGGCATATATTGAGTCTCTCCGTCAGGCTCGCATTGAGCAGAAAGCTCGTGAGATTGCTGACTTAAACAAAGAGCTAAAAGATTCTGAGGGAGCGGCAAGGCTTGTTGCCGCCGGGTTTGGACAAGTTGCAGGTAAGGTAATTCTTAGCGCAGAAGCGGTAAAGTAGCCGAAGAGTCCGAAGAAGAGACTCGCGCCATTGAAGGCAGTATTCAGGCAATGCGGGACCGCTATCTCTCTTTGGTCCTTACGACCGCTCAATACGCGGAGCTAAAGGCTCGGCAGGAAGGCGCTACTGATGCAGAGATAGAGCAAGCTGTAGCCCTTGCTCTCGCCATTGAAAGGCAGCAGCAACTCATCGCTGACATGAAGGAGCGTGAAGCTCAAACCAAGCGTCAAGAAGCGGCAGACGAAGCTGCGGCTGATGCCCTAGCACGTAGACTTCAGCGCGAGGCAGATGCAGAAAAGGCGCGTATTCAAGCTCTCAAAGATCGTTCTCAAGCGATTTACGAATCATTTCTCTCCGAAGAAGATCAGTTGATTAAATGGAGGGAGCGCCAAGAGGCAATAATTATTGAGGCTGGCGTCCGTGTTAATGAGCGGCTCATTGCTCTTAACATGGAATACTTCAAGCGACGGAATGAACTGAATAAAACCTCATTAGATCAGTATCTAGCAGATACAGAGGCCCGCGTTATGGACTCTACGTCTCTGATTGCTGGGGTGTTCCAGCAGCTAGAAACGTCCATGGGCACGGCCTTTGAGAAGGCTGTGTTTGATGCGGGAAGTCTTCAGGAGGCCTTCGCCGGGGTCGCTGACGCTATTGGTCGCGGAGCTGTAAACGCTCTCGGGCAGTTCATCGCTCAATACACCATTAACGCCCTCCTTCAGAAGACCGTAGATAAAACGAATATGATGGGCTCGGCAATGATGATGTCGCTGAATGCTGTAGCTATGCAGAAGATGGCCATGCTTAACGCCTTCTCTAGTACCGCAGCTATCCCCGTTGTAGGCCCTGCGGCGGCTCCTGCGGCGGCAGCAGCGGCTCTGGCGGCAACTACTCCCTTAGTAGCTGGCGTGGTATCTGCTAGTACGTCTGCCGTAGCCGCTCGCGCCTTGGGCGGTCAGGTCCGTCCGGGTGAATCCTATCTCGTTGGCGAGCGTGGCCCTGAGCTTTTAACGATGGGTAATGCTGGCGGACGGGTTACGACGAATGAAGCTATGGGTGGTGGTACGAGCCTTGTGTACTCCCCGACGGTTAACATCTCTGGCGGGGCTACGGAGCAGGATCGCGCCTTATTCACGGCTCAATTGCGCCAGCAGAAGGCGGAGATCGCTGACCTACTAGCACGGAGACGTTTCTAATGCCTCTCACAATGCCCTCAGTGCGCCCTACGGACGTTTCATGGTCCATCGTGTCTAACAGTAGGCAGTTTGTTTCGCCTCTCACAGGGGCCATACAGACGGCTCAGAGGACGGGTACGAGATGGAGGGCTAGCCTTACCTTCCAGAACTTATTCGACTCGGACAGGGCTGCTATGCAGGGCTTCCTATCCCAATTGCAGGCGACGGCTAACAACTTCTTCCTACAGGACCACTCATACACCCGCCGGGCTGATGGTGAAGGCACGGTTCGGGTTAATGGCGCATCGCAAACCGGCAATTCGCTAGACCTAGACGGATTTACGTCAGGAACCTATGCCTTCCTCGTGGGCGACTTATTTGAGGTTAACGGCGAGCTTAAAATGTGCGTAGCAGATTCCACTATCACGGCAGGAGCGGCCACGGTTGAGTTTGTCCCTGAATTACGTTCGGCACCAGACGACAACACCGTCCTAGAGATCGACACGCCTAAAGGGACGTTTCGGCTAATATCTAACGAATCGGGCTGGTCTAACCGCTCTCCTGTCATCTCTAGCTTCTCGTTCGATTGCGTAGAGGATGTGCTGGCATGAGCCGAGGGCTATCAGCTACCAATCTAGGCGCAGTAGATGGCGCAGTCGTCCGCCCTGTTGTGTTCTGTGAGATCAAGTACGACTCGCCTACGGGGACGCTATATTTCCACGACAATATCGGGGATATCACGGCAGACGATTGGAACGGGACGTCGCGTACATGGTCTGGACTAGGTGACTTCGGGTCTATCTCGCAGATCGAAGAAGGCAAGGACGTTTCCCCGTATAAGGTGGACCTAATCCTATCGGGCATTGACGCGACCATTGCTAACGCGCACCTGTCAGACGATACGATCCTTCGGGAGGTATATCTGTCTATCGGGTTTATCGGGCTAGACCGCGCTGTCTTATCCGACCCACACCCTATGTGGGCGGGGAAGATTGATGATGTCCAAGTTGCGGTAGGGAGCCAGTCCGTTATTAGGGTTTCCTGTGAGTCCCAGCTAGCAGCCTTTGAGAAAACGAATGGGCGGCTTCAGAACGATGCGGACCATCAATCCGAGTTCTCCGGGGACCTGTTCTATAAGTACCTCCCTCAAATGGTAGAGGCCAAGTTTAGGTGGGGCGGTAAGACGCAACGCTTCGGGACAGGGTTTACCGGCATCGGCTTTGACTCACAGGGGCGGGCGGGAATTTCGCCCATTATCAATATCGTATGACGAGGTTAGAGGCTGTAAAGGCAGCTATCCGCAAGTTTGAGGACGAGCCGTTTACCTATGGGCGCTTTGACTGCTGCGAGTTTGTGCGAGAGGTAGCGACGTTATATCGAGGAGCAGACCCTGCCCCTGAATTGGTCTACATGAATGAGGCGGAAGCGGAGCACCTTATAGCGGACTTCGGGGGGCTTTCCTCTCTAATGACCTATGTGTTCGGCGATCCGATAAAGCCTGAAGCGTCGGACGTAGGAGATGCGTTATTATTAAAGCTCCCCAAGGTTGGCGAGATCATGGGGGTTTGTGTCCCTGACGGGGCGCTAGTCCCTGTTATGAGGGGCTTGCATAAAATCCCGTCCCGCTATGTCTTAGAGGGCTGGAGAATCTAAATGCCACAGGCTGGACCAGCGATAGCAGCATTCGTTAAAGCCGTAGGTACGGCAGTCAGCACTGCTACTGCGGCGGTTCCCGGCGGCGCTGCGACCCTTGCGGCTGGGGCTGCGTTATCGTCTATTGCGTATACGTCTTATGCGACCAAGAAGGCGGAAGCGGACGCTAGGAAGGATGGCTCTAGGGCTCCCCGCGATATTACCGTTCGTAGTGCTATCGAGCCCGCACGGATCATCTACGGGACTGCTAGAACATCTGGCCCCGTTGTGTACACCAATACGGCTCCGACGCCCGGCACGCAAGATAACTCGACCCTCTGGACCGTCATTAGCCTCTGCCAGCATGAGATCGACGACATAACGGAAATCTGGCTGGACGGGGATAGGATCACTTCTGCTCAGATTGACTGGGCAGGGACCGGCGGCGTTACGAGTGGGAAGTATGGGCCCATCGGTGGGAATCAGGTCACGAACTTTTACCGTCGATTAGGTACGGATACGCAGACCCACGTTACTGAGCTTGCAACTGCATTCAGTGACTGGACCTCCGACTACGATGGGAAGGGCGTTGCCTATATCGTCTCCGCCTTTGAGTTGGGTACGGCTACGGGTGAGGGCGTCTGGGCGCAGGGCGCTCCCCAGAACATCCGTGCAGTTGTTAAGGGGAAGAAGGTCTACGACCCCCGTAAGGATTCGACTCAGACAGGTGGATCAGGAACACACCGTTTAGCTGATCCCACTACTTGGGAGTGGTCAGATAATCCTGCTCTTTGCCTTGCGGATTACCTCTTTGACGCTCGTTTAGGCATGGGTGCAGAAGGGGTAACCTATGACGATATTGATTGGGACTTAGTGTTCGCTGCGGCTAACGCCTGCGACACGCTAGTAACCAGCCCTGACGGGAACCAGAAGCGGTTTACTTGTAACGGTGCTCTGTCTACCGGCGAAACCTACGCGGAGAACATAAAGCAGCTACTCTCCTCAATGTCAGGGCAGATCACTTGGTCTGGCGGTAAGTACCGGATTCGCGCAGCGGCTTACGAAGCGCCGACCTACACGTTCACGGGTGACGACGTTATCGGGGACGTACAAATCCAGCCGGAGCGCACGAGGACCCAACGCTATAACAAGATTCGTGGAACCTTTATCGACCCCGATTCGGACTATGTG